GCCACCAGGACTGCGGGCCAAAGGCGGCTGGGTTGGCGCGATATTCCTGCTCTTCGGCGGTCAATGTGAACTCTCCATTCAGTTGCGCCTTCAAGCGCGCTCGCCTTCGCCGCACCGTCTCCTTGTGCCGCTCCCGGTCGTACATTGTCAAACCCCCGGCCAGTATCGGACCACGATCAGATCGCCGACCACAATCGGCTGGGATGTGAAAGCTACGACCTTGCCTGAAGCCGTGTAGTCCCGCCCCATGCGCATCCGAATGCCGTTCCTGAAGACCTCCAGAGTCCCCGGCATCAGGGCGCCTGCCAGCGTAAAGGCAACCTGCCCGGTGATAGGGGAGAACTCTTCCTCGATCGGGACCGGCAACATCGGCACGGCCCGGATAATTGGCTGAAGGCTGCCTGTGTCGATCATCACACTCGGGCTGAGCGCCGCCACCACCAAGGCACCGTTGACGATCACCAGCACGCCGGTTAACCCAGTGCCGGGATTCACCTGCGCCAGCGTCGGCCTCGTAGGGAGGGCGTTCTGGCCCCAGCCCAATGTCACCAGGAATGGGACGATGAACAATCCGCGCATATCATGGCTCCTGCACAGGCACGGTCGGCAACACCGCGTCCGCCCCGTTCTTGGCCGCAACAGCAGCCGCCTCAGTCGCGTCCTTCAGCTTTTGGACAGCGGGACTCGGGTAGTTGTCTGCCGTGTCTTGCAGGACATCAGAGCGAAAGCGCACGAAGATGAAGTTCGCCACCCCACGGTAGAGCGCCGCACCGCGTATCTGTTCACCCTTCTCGTTCTGCGACAAAACCGGCGCGGAATCCGCGATGGCTGCTTGGATGGAGTTGACGGTGGCCGGACTGATGGACTGACATTGCTCTGATGGAACCCCGGCTCGGGTTAGCTTCACACATACTTGCCAAGTCACCTGTGCAAAAGAGGCGACGGAAACGAACAGAAACAGAACTGCTTTTTTCATGGTGTTTTCCTTGTTGGAAATGCGGTACAATAGTGGACGGACCACCCGAGCGTTATCAGCGCGTCAAGCGGCCCCCACGCCGCAGTTCCCTCATCGCCGCCCAAACCCACAGTAGCAGAATCACCAGTCCCATCAGCCAGCTGAAGCCGGTGGCTCCGAGGATCACGGCGATGCACTTGAACATCACCTCGCCACTCCCCAACTCACAGTTCCACCGCCAAATCCGGTTCCGCTCGGAGTCACCCCTGGACTCGGCAACCCGTACAGCCAATACTTCTGTCCGCTCGGATCTTTCTCCCCCGATGCTGACCAGGAGTCCACCGTCACGAAGCCGGTGGTTCCATCGCAGTCCACATAGACCTTAACCACCCCATTGTCCCCAGTGGCCGTAACAGTGTTAGTCAACAGTTCCCAAGTTCCGTTGGCTACCGTCCTGGTATCTAGCACCACATCAGAGTTGTACCCTAGTCCCGGATTGGCCTCCATCATCAGACGCGGGTGAGCGCCACCATAAGCCTCGCCATCTCCCACCACGCTCCCGTAGACCCACACGGAGATTGTAACCGTGTCTCCGTCGTCGAGCGCCATGTACTTTGGGCTTCCCTGGTACTTGAGGAGGCCGGTGGTCTCTGGGTTCAATCGTTCGGCTGGAGTAGCCTTAAAGATCGTGGTATCGACAGTGGTGCTGCCAATCGGGGTAAACCGCCTATGATCGTTTGCGGCCCCGCCATAGTGGTTTATGCCGATCCAAGCCGTATGAGGTGTGATTGCGCCTAGATTGCTTATAGGCGTGCCAGAGCCGAACGTCACCTTATCCCCGGATACCTGCACCAATACGCCGTTTGATAGAGTAATGTCTCCGGTGATATGTGCGGTTTTGATCCCGCCGGCCACGCCAAGACTGGAGTTCGTGATTCGCACATCGACAGCGTTATTGTTGAATAGGATTCCCGATACCGTGGAAAATGTCGTATCGCCGTTAAGCGTCGCGTTGTTCACAGTCACATTGTAAGTTGAAGCGTTAAACTGCCAATTTGCAGTTACGTTTCCGAAGGCAGTTATCCCGTCAAATATAATGTCTTGTATGCCATTGATCAAGGCACCTAGATTATTGCATCTCCAGATGGTGGTGTTGGAAATCATCCCACTCACATGCGTGGTACTGGTTGTAAGATTTAACCAAAGACCATACCTGCCGGCTGAATGAATCGTGTTGCCACTGAAAGTTCCTATTGGCAAGTTAGCACCTTCCTCTATAATCAATCCCTCCCAACCAGCGCTAATGATGGTGTTATTCGTGAAGATCCCGCCAACATCACCTACATATACCGCAGTCGCATTAGCATCGGTCAGCATGAAGATATTTCCACTGACAGCCCAATTCGTCCCGGTAGTTGCTACGCTGACGAATAAATTGGTGCTGGTAGCATAAAACACATTGTTTGAGATGGTATAATTGTCGCTCGCTGCTCCAGTGATCCTGATACCATTGCTATTCGCTACTACAAAGTGGTGCACCGCCGAGTTAGTCAGACTGAAACTTCCAGTGGTCGTAAGAACATCAACCCCGCGCTTACTTCCGGTATTCGACCCCATCCAACTCAATTCGACGGCATCCCAGGAGACCGCAGCAGTTGTGTTCACCAGGACATAGGTCTGGAGCGCTGCGGATGCTCCCCGGATCCTTACATTGCGGCTTAGATTGATGATCTCAGCCCGCGTCGGAGCCGTCCCGCTATGAGCGTAGGCTACACCTCCTCCAGCGCCTCCGAAGCCGTGGACCGTCAGCGCGGTTCCAACCGCATCTCCGTTCAGGTCCCCCTGTTCGCTCTCAGAGAAGGTGCGAGTAGTCGAGGCGACCGCAATCACATCCCCGCTGACCCAGCCCGTACTGACATCCGTGGTCAGGGCAGTCGCATTTACGATGATGTCAGCGGACAGCCAAGCCCGGTCATAGGTCAAAGGCCGGCCGTGAATAGTAGAGGCGGAGCCGTCCTTGAAGATGATGCCGTATAACACATTCGAGCTGCAATCCATCGTCACAGTCAGACTTGAATCAACAGGCATGTCCGAAGGAACGTTGAACTGGCCATTGGCCCACACGGTAAGATCCCCGGAGACCTTGAGCGTGTAGGCTGTGGCCGCCGTCACGCCAGAGGCCAATATGCCACGGTCTCCAACCGTGATCATCCCAAAATCAGTCGAGGCGGTATCATCTATCGTTACAGTGTAAGTCGATCCGCCGGTTGGCGCCCAATCACCTGTGATATAGAGGATGTCCCCAGCATCTACCCCGGCTGATGGATCGGAGGTGAAAAGAATCCTAGTCCAGTCTCCACCCGTCGTTCCGCGGTAGAAGGTGGCGTTCGCGGCGCTGCTAGCCTTGATTGCCACCTTGTAGTCAACGCCGCCGTCGCAGGTAGGCGGACTGGCACCGAACGAAAAAGCGATCCATGAATACGCCGTGGGCAGATCGGTGGCGTTAACCACGGTCTCCCACTTATAAGTCGTCCCGCCATCATCGGAGAGTCCCATCGTTACTGTACCGGTTACGGTGGTCTGCTTTCCATGCAGGAGGATCTTGTTGATGATCTTCCCGCTTGTGCAAGTAAAGGCAGCACTGGCAACGTAACTCGTTGTAGTGTTGGTCCCACTTGTCAGAGTTAGTTGTGATGAACCTGCCCCGGCTTCAGCCAAAAGCCAAGTGGCTGCTGTCATCAGGTTGCCAGTCCCTGTATTCAGCAAAGTCTCAGCTTGAAGACCAGCCACTGCAAGGATGAGGATGATAAGTTTCTTCATGTCTGCCTCTTACGACTTGGTAATCTTCAGACTTAGGACTACATATGTGACCGTAACCGCGCTGTCCACATTGAGCCGGATGTAATCGCCTGCCGTGACTGCAATAGACAGGCCGGTAGCAGAATTAGTCTGCGCTCCGGCCAGAGCTGGCTTAGTTCCCCATATGGTATCTGTCACATCCGGAGGGAAGTTGGCGAAGGTGTCTTTCCACAAGTCTATGACGATGCTTCCGGAAACGTTTGCTGTCAATTCCCAACCCGTAAGCGTACCCGCGTAAGGAACCCGCACCCAGCCCTTTGCGCCTGTGGTAATAGCAGAACCCCCGCCATCCAGGGTGAAGTCAACCGAGCCAATCGTCAAAGCTGCATTGCTAGCCACAATTACTGGAACGCCGGTCTTGTTCGTATTCCCCAGCACCCCAGTCGCCAGACCTGCCAGGTTCGTTCCATTCAGCGCAACCGTAACAGTAGTCATCCCCATACTGGTAGTATCGCCGCCGAGATTCCCTGTAAGACTCGCCGCCGTATCCGCTGCTCCTGCTGTAGTTGCCTTTCCACTCGTATCTGCCGCGTTGTTCGGAATGTCTCCCGAGACCAGTGCACGATACCCTGGGAGAGCATCAGCACCCGTTGTTGGACCAGCTAGAACCTTATTCGCATTCTGTACAGCAAAATCTGTTCCAGCCACTGATGCACAAGCCGCCGCTCCACTTGCCGCCACGCCACGCGCAAATTGATTGATGCAATCAGCAGGATCTGCAGCCAATGCAGATGCGGTCGAGGAGTTTCCCGTCAATGCAGCCGTAATGGTCCCAGCCGTAAAGTTCCCCGAGGCATCCCTGGCCACCACCGTCGAAGCCGTATTGGTCGAGACCCCAGCCACCATCTGGGACCAATTGGACCCCACGGCACCAGGAACTTGATTGGAATTTGCAATGATGGCCCGCCAGATAGTCCCACCGTATACCACCACATCATTGATCTTGTAGGCAAGCGTAGCATCCCAAGCGCGGCCCCCGGCCAATGCATTTGTAGCAGACTGGATGATGCCGCCTTGCAGTACAAAGTCATCCAGGTAGAACCCTATCGTTGCCCCGCTTCCAGCAACGGTGATCCGCACGCGGTCGATCAACAATCCGGCGGCTCCGAACAATTCCATGCTCCCGGCCACCTGCTGGTATACGCCCGTAGTCGCACTCAGGAACCCCAGCGTACCATTACGGAAGGCAACGATCGACCCCCGGCGAGTAACCCCATTATAGAGGGTGAATTGCAGGGAACGTGTATTCGGCCAGGCCGCCTTGCTTCGGATGTGGAAAACAAAATCATTGCGGGTGGATGGGTCGAACGCTGCCGCCGCCACGCATTCAACGTAGTCGCCCGCAGTCACGGCAGTCGCTTCAATGTCCTTCGTCCCGAGATGCGGGTTGTTTGTAGAGGCTAGATTAAATCCAGCGCCCGAGGCAGTACAGCTCCATTCCGTCGGTGTACCTGGATTCTCGTGGTAGATATCGGTCAGGGAAGTATTGGCAGGCTGCGTTGTATTGGCCCCCACTAGTTCAAAGGTCAATTCGAGTTGGGTGGCGGGGTCCATATCCGGCTTGACAGGATCTACCGCCGGGGTTCCGGGGATCACCACGACAGTCCCGGCAGAGTCCACAGCAAACACATCAAAGCGGGGATTGGTCTTGTCGGCTACGCCTAACGTTACATTCGTTTCCGGTGAGGAGTAGGTAATGCCGCCAATGCTGTACGTAGCAGCCGCTACGGTGTACACGTACCCGGTCCCAGTCCACAGTACACTGCCGCCGGAAATCCTGGAGTTGCCGAGATAGCCAGGGGCTTCGCTACTGGGCGGAGGAGCACAGGTTGGCGTTCCGTCAGCCGTCATCGACGTAACAAAGCTCCCCTGCGCACATGGGGCCGGAGTGGCAGCTAGGGCGGTAGCGGTCGCTGCATTCCCGGTAATCGAAGTAACGCTAAGCGCTCCGGTCCCTGAATTGTAGGAGAATCCCGCGATGGTAGACAGCACTCCAGCAGTAACGGATTGGAAAGGGACGTATCCTGCTCCGGAAAGCCCGGCTATCGTTGGATTGGGATAGGTTCCGGAGAGGCCCGCGCCAGCCCCTCCGGTGGGTGGCCCGCCTCCGGCTGCGGCCTGGAGTACGAAGGCATTGTTGATACAGACATAGAGGTTATTCCCGGCAATCGCATCGGTCTTCACGAATAACTGCTGATACTCGCACCACGTTGGAACCGTGGTCCCAGATCGGATGTTCGCATTGAGGTAGTTCGGGTTGATGCGCGGCTGGGCGAGACACGTCAACCCGGCAAAAAGAAGCAAAATGGCTTTTTTCATGCGATCCTCCTCCAAGCGTGCTGCTTCAAGACCGATTCCGTCTTGCGCGAGGTATTCCCGCCATGGATGGTCGCGTACATCATGCCCTCGGCATCTGTGGCAACAAGATGCGGACGCGCCCGCTGGACGAACTCCGTATCCTCGCCGACCTGATATTCTGGGAATTTGTGGGCGGCCCACCATTCGCGCCGGTAACAGAGTGATGTCCCGAGGGCATATTGCGCCGCCCCGCTGTACATCCAGCGGCCGCCATTCGGCCCGCGAAATTCCATCCGGTTATAGCCGGTGACCTGTGCGCCGCTGGAGAGCAGCCTGCGCACCTGGCTATCGATCCGCTCAGGAGCGGAATAATCATCATCATCCCAATGCACGATGATCGACCCGCGCGCAAGATCGCACAAAATGTTCCGCTTAGCCCCGATGGTGCAGGGCGGCTCGATCCGGATATAGCCGATGGGCAGATCATCGGGGATGCTTGGGGGGGCGGCCCCGTCGTCGCCTAACAGGAGCTCCCGGAGGCGGAGTGGGTATGTCTGGCTCCTGAAGCACTCGAATGCTCCGGGCAGGAAGCTCAGGCGGTCCCTGGTCGGCATGATGGCTGAGACGAAAGGGGAGGTCGGGGGCCACCGCCGGGGCCTCGAAATCCACGTCAGGCAGGATCACTTTCGTTCCGTAAACGACTCTAGGAGGATTGGGAAGATGGGCTAGACCGCGACGGATCATATCCTGGGCCTCACGACCAGCCTCGAATACTTCGCCCGACTCCACCCAGACATTGTGCCCGCTGTAGAATCTGCGATTTGCTTGGAGTAGCATGTCAGACGAACAACTTTCCGATGCACTGCGCCCACTCTTCGGGCGTCATATTCAGGCGATCAGCATTCGCGGCGTACCACGCTGCCTTATATGCCGCTTTGTCTTCTTTGGTCATTCCGCTGTTGGTAGGTGGGCTGGTTAGGCCCACCTACTATTGTAAGTCAGTTGTGTCTCTTGGTCAAGCGAAAGCGCGTACTCAGGCCGGGGACTGAGTAAAGCTGCCCTGTATCAAAGCTGCCGGACGCTTAACGATGAGCGCCAAACGCAACTCAACCCTAACGGTGACGAGATTCTGGGTAAAGTTGTCGGCGTCCTCGGTTGAAAGGTCCACAGTTACGCCCTGGCGTTCACGGATGATCGCGCACTGCTCATCCCCGCTGCCGAGGAGGAAAGTGCCTTTTGTGATCTGGGTCGTTTCAACTACCGGAGCACCCCAGATATTGGGCATCACGATGGTTTGCGGATCGCCGAGGATGTATCTCCCAGTGGAATCCTTTGTCCTTCGGATGTACCTCCAATCTCCGGGATGGAGAACAAAGAACTGGCGCCCCTGAAATTCGTTGGCCTCGGCTACCTGCTGCTGGGCACCATTGAGCACGTCCAGGTATTCGTAGCCTGCGCCAGCATCCAGCAGCGTCAGATCCCAAGCCGTTCCCTGATGGATCAGCCCGTGGAGGTTTTGCCCGGTGCCATCGCCATAGAGGATCTGCCTATCCTCTTCCTCTAGCACCCGACTCCGAAACTCACCACGGAGGAAGGCTTCGAGTTCCGTCCAGTCATCGAGGATCTGTTTCGAGGTGCGGACGCAGAGCGCGATGGTCTTGACGGGTTCATACTCAGTGGTGAAGGTCATGTCGCTGAGCGGCTTGCTGCTTGCTTCCGCGACTGGGGAGCCTTTGGTCGGCCTGACCGATTCCCGTACCCACATGATCTGAGCGGCGGCAGTCGGGCGCAGGGCGAGCACATCCCGCATCACCAGCGTCGGGCGTGCCGCCCAGACGATCCCCGGCTCACGCTCCTGCGGGAGTACGCCGGCGGTGGCGAAGCCCACGCCGGATTCAGTGATGGTCTTGGTTTCCAGCAATCCCCGGCTGTACGCATCCTTGAACTGCACACGGGCATGGCCCTTGGCGAGGGATAGAAGGCGCTGAACTTCATCACTTGCCTTCATGGTTTCCAGAAATCCCTCAAATCCTGAATGGTTGGACGATCCGGGAGCCGGGCGCACTGCCCGTACCTCGAATTCATCCTGTCTCTTGGTCAGTAAGCGAATCGCGTCAGCGGTTTCCTGCTGCCCAGCCCCGAGGGTCTTCTTTTCCTCATTGAACTTGGCGATGAAACCGGCGAGTTCGCCCTGAACCTTCTCAATGGCTGCCTTCAGTTCAGGTTCCATTGATTACCTCCGTAGCTTTCTCGAAAATGCTCGCCAGAATGGCGAGGTCTTGCACTTCCGAGTGGTCTCGCACCGGCTCGGCTAGCGTCCCGGCGGCTTCCTTGGAAGTGGTGGCCTCTTCGGCTCCGGCTTCTTCGAGAAGTGCCGTCAACTCTTCAATGGCTGCGCGGATCTTGGAAATGCTGGCGTTGCTCAACTGCCGGCCAGTTTTCGCCTCCGCAATCATACTGACCAGGTTCCGCGCTTCAGCCTCGAAATCTTTTGCGCTGATGATCTGGGCGGCGGGCAGCATCGGAAATGTCACAATGCTGACCTCCCAGAGTTTGACTTCTTTGATAATTCGTGTAGGCCAGGATTGGTCCTCTTCCTGTTGGTAGTCCCATTTCAGGGCTTGGAACCCGATGGAGAGACCGCGGATCAGCCCATTCTTGATCTTGCGCAGGGCTTTTACCGCGAGACCATCTTGCATGTCGAGTTCTCCGTGGATCTTGAGGCCTGAGGGAGAATCCTTGAGTTGTCCGGTGCCGATAACCTCGCGGCTATCGTGTTGCCACAGAATGGGAATGACCGGATTCTCTGCGATGGTCTTGGTGAAGGCGCCCTTCTCGATCAGATCGCCTCCTAGGTCGCGCTGACCATACAGGGATGCGGTACCATCAAAGATCCCCAGGTCGGTCGCTTCCTTGATCTCGATTTCAATGTGCTTGACTTCCCGCAGTTCAGCGGAACAGGTTTCCATATAATCCTCCATCGCTTTCTTGAAATGGTTCTTGACCCAGTCCTTCGCCTTCGCCAGCGTCCAGTTATCCGGTTCACCCTTCGGGAAACGCAAGGACTGGACCGTCGTGCTATCCTCGCCCTTCAGTTTGCCGATGATAGCAACGACTTTCGGGGTAGACTTCTTGAACGGGATGCGGCGGAAACTCCCGTCCTGGAAGTCATCCGGGTTGCGCACCCGATACCGAATCTCGGCCCACTCTGGCTTATCTTCCCACGGCATATTACACCCCTTGCTGAGGCGCCGGCTTCTGCGCTTGTGCTGCACGCGCCAGGGCGCTCTTCTCGATGCTGGTAGGTTCCCCTGTACCGGGCAGAGTTTGCATATTCATCTGAATGTGATACGCTTTCCCTGCTCCGTCGGGGAGTGGATTCAGATCCTCAAGATCCCGCATCTCGTCCGGGTTCATCATTGCATTCTGGAGTTGGGTAGCATACCCGGCCATACGGCTGGCAAAGTCCCCGCGCAACAGCCCGCTAATGTTGTGCCTGGCGTAGAGACGATCTGTCTTGACCTTCTCCGCTGGGGTTAGCAGGCATCGGCGGATGGCCTTCTCCCACCGTACACACCAGGGCAAAATCGTTTCCTGATAGAAGCCAAGTTGTAGATGCTCGACGTTCGAAAAGGTGGCATGGGTGAGATCAAATACTTTGTGCGGCGTAATTAGAAACCACCGGCAGATCTCTGGTACGCTGAACTGGCGCCCTTCAAGAAATTGAGCATCGGACATTGACCACCCGAGCTCCTGGTAGTCAACTCCTTTGCCGTCCAGCATTGGGGCCGCGTGGAAAGCATCGGGAGTGCCGTAAGCTTTGATCCACCTGTCATTCCATGCCTGGAATTCCTGGTCAGTCCTGAACTTGAGATCATGCTTGATGAGGTAGGGACGGCGGCCACCCTTGGCGAAAAACCTGGAGGCGTACTCCTCCTGAATCTGGGCCAGCGCTATGCTCTGCCGCGCCATGCGGATAACGGAATAACCCTTTAGCCCGTCAAACCCTAGGCCCCGCAAATGGAAGACCTTCCAAGCGGGCAATGTCTGTTCGGCCGAGTTGCCGTCTTTCCACAGGTAGACCAGTTGCTTTGTTTCCCTCGAGCGATCCGGGGTTATATCGTTTGGGAATATCGGGAAAAGCCCGATGGTCTGTCCTTCCTTGGTATCCCCCTTGGTGACCCGCCTAGCATACCCGTTCCCGTAAGTAAGAGCGTGCGCCGTTGTTACTTCCCGCCATTCCATGTCCGACATTTCCTCATTCGGTTCGTCATGGAGCAATCCGAATAGCGGATGATCGCGGGCCTCCGTCTTGCCAAGGCTCGTCACTCTCATCAGATGAAGCGGCAACGCCGCGACCGTTTCACTGATGATCCGGGTGCAGCACCAGACCGTCGAGCAATTTAGGGCCGTGGCCTCACTGACCGGGCGATCGGTGAATGTCGAATTGCCGTATCCCAGGATTTCGCGCGATCGCGGGAACTTACGATAATAGATCTCCGTATCAGTTAGGCCGAATGTTCCATAGACCGCTTTCTGCGCATACCACCAAGCTTTCCGGAATAGGTTCATCCGAGCATCCTCACTTCCGGCCGCATTTCTTCGTTGACCGGGGCGCGATACATGGCGTTAACGGTCGCCGCCCAGCCATCAATGCGGTTGGCTGACTTGCTGCGCTCCGGCTTGACGCCCTGCACGTTATCTTTGCGGTCGCCTTGCAGGGCGAGACAACCAGCATGCCAGTTCATTACCGGGTTGTTGCCGTGGCGTAACTTGCGATCTTGGTAGATTTCCAGAAGCTTCTTCGTAGGGGTCGTGAGCGCCCGGAATTGTTGCGGGACTTCTACCGAGGCGTAGCCCTGTTCCGCTAGCTTATCACCCTCGCGTTTGAAGTTCCACGGATCAAAGCAGATCTCGCGCAACTCGAACATCTCTTCGGCCCAGCGGATCTTAGCGAGAACTGATTCAGTTCTGACGCATCGGCTACCCGGTTCTGCCTCGATGAATCCGCGCCTATTCCAATCCCGGAGGGGGACCTTGCAGCTATGCTCTAACTCAGCCAGGTTGTGCTCAGGCAGCCAGAAGAACAACAGGATCGACCATGGCTCATTGTCTGCGCCCGGAGGAAACAGCAGGGATAGGGCTGATAGATCAGTAGTCCATGACATATCCACCCCGGCCCAGCAGGGCATGTTCAACAGGCCCCATTTGCGAATCAGTAGATCCACATCGTAGATAGGCCAGGTCCGTAGATCCTCCCCGCCGCCGCCTTCCTGCCAGCGTTCCATGTCGATGGCGCGGGTCTCGATGCTCGATATCATCAGGTTGAGGTTGTAGCGAAGATAGCCTGGTTTTTCGTTCGGATTGATGAGCGCCTTTTTCAACTCTTCACGGATTTTCGCATCTTTCAAAAATCCGCCCCGATCTTCATGCGATGGGTTGGCCGCAATGCGGGCCTCCCGGCTCTTCCAGTAATCAGGCTCGCTTTCCAGACGCTTCTGATCGGCCTGCCAGATACGGCAATAAAACCGCCCCCCCGGTATGGCTCCCGAGATGACCTTCTCGGCAA